TCTTCGTAAATATCATGGGAACAAGAGCATGAACAAAAGCGGTACAGCAACCACCCAACATACAAACACTAATATACATTGCTTTTCGTAGGTGTCGCAAATACGTTTCATTATTTTCCTCTAAGTGTTTCATTCAATAACCCTTGCAATAACTTTCTTGCCTTCCCAATCTATTCTTGTTTCTACTGTACGCTTTTCGCAAGCATACCTACCACCATCAGTGTCATGCCATCCCTGTCTCTTTAGAGTACGTTTCATAGCAAGACATCCGGGCAATCCCATCTCAACCCACTCTTTTGTTACTGGGTCTTCCCAATAAGCCATGTGTTCTTTAACGACTCCGTTCATGTAAAGAAGTAATACAAATAATGTTTCCATTCAATGAACTCCGTTTCCATTCGCTTTCATCTCGGCTAACTTATCACGCAGGCTTTCGATCTTTGCTTCCAAAGTATTGACGCGATCACCTAGAAACTTAAGCGTAAGTTCTTGTTGTTTGTTTATGCTTACGGCTTTGCCATCTGCTACTGATTTCTCTAATGCGCTTAGTTGTCGGCTAGTATGCTCAAGCAGTAGGTACATCTCCTGTGAAGATGCTGTGCTAATCTCTCCACGTTGTAACTGTTGAGAAAATTCAGAGTTACTATCTACCTCTGCTCTCATTAGTTGGATGCGCATATCATGCTGATTTAGTTTTTCTTGAAGCCCAAACCATGCCCACGTTCCAACCGCTACTGCTGATGCCAATCCAATTAGATTTCGTAATGGAAGACCTACATTAGTTTTATCTGAAAGTTTTATTGGCTCCTCGGACATTATTTAGGTTCCGCCTCCGCGAGGATCCGCGCTTTTCGCTCCCAACATTCCTTTGTTTGAAAAGTCAAGATCCATCATATTTTCCATTCTAGAATCAATATAAGAATTTATGTTAATTCCAAAAGGAGCGATAGGCCCCATACTTGCAAGTTGACCAAATTTAGAAAGGTTTTTTCCAAAAAATCCTTGGTTATTAGTTTTATTTTTAGCCATTTGTTCTCTGGATTCTGTATGCGCAAAACCGCCCACTTTCGCGACTTGACTTGGGCTGTATCCCATAGATCCATATGATGTTGCAAAAGCATCATCAGGAGAAAATCCGCTTGCATAGTTTTGGTTATATGCTGAGTCCAATAAACCATCAACCGCTTCCGCTCCAAAGCCTATTCCAACGCCAAGAGCGCCTCTGTATCTTTGCCCGACAACGTAATGTCTTACAAGGTCAAGATTTTGCGGCTGCACGTTAAATTTTTGAGCAATTCTTTCAACTTCCCTTTCTTCGGTCTCTGTTAAATTCCTGTCCATATAGTTGTCAAAAAACTTAGAAAGCGCCATTTTTACGTCATCTACATATCCGCCGCCTCCTTGAGAGGAAAGGTTTCCCGGAGGCCCGAATTGATCTTGTTCTGCCATTTATGCCTCCTCTGGAAAGTTTGGCTCAGGATTTATGGATATGGACATGCCGCTAGGAGACTTGCCTGACCATATAATGCAGGCTTCTTCTTTATTTTTAGTTTTTTTGGTAATAACCAAAGTTGAAGCCGTTTTTTGTTTATTTGTAAAGTAAACTAAAGTGTGCGCATTATTGGGATCTTCTTTAAGATATCCCATCATCACTGGAATTTCTTTAAAATCTGCAGCCAAAATATTTACAAGGAACTCAAATGAGTCTGCGCAGAATAGTTGCATATTAACGATTACTGGCCTAATTCCTGCCGGTGGATCTTTCTGCGCAATTGCAGGAGAAGAAAGCATAATTAAAAGAATAAGAATTTTATTCATCAGCAACGTATCCCTCCGCAATATAAAAACTTTGAAAATAAGGCATAACTCCATACGGAAATGTTCTTGTAGTTTTTTCATAAAACTCTTTTCCGTTTACCATTTTGTAGGCGACTCTTCTTGGAGAGGATCTTTTTCTTGCGCCTATTCTTGATTTTCTTGGCATTAGAATCTTGCCTCCGCTTCAGGCTCTAAAGACCTTCTGGTTCTAGATATTGGAGGCATTGCATCCATATCGTATATTCTTGACAAAGCATCTAAAAAGTCTGGATGTATTGTTGGAAACAAGTTGTATTCGTTTCTTCTTACCCAGTCAGAAAGGTCATACAAATTTCCTTCCTCGTCTTTTCGCATTATTTTTTTAGAAATTAAAAATTCCTGCTTTTTTTGTTTGAAGTCTTTTTGATGCGAAGTTAATCTTTTTTCGTCTGTTGGATACGGGAAAAAGAATGATCCGTCTTTTAGATCTGGCTCAAGTCTTTGTATCCTGTCCCTCTTGGATTGAGCGCCACCTCCGCCAGTCCAGTTTAATTCGTAAACAGGAAAGGAACTTCCTTCTATGCGCATCATCTCTTTAAAATGCTCGATATCTGATTGCGCTCCGTACCTTTCGTAACCAACCTTCACTTCTCTAACTCCCGGCGCTCTTTTCCACTTTGTTCTTAATGACTGTAATGTTTCCCATCTTTCCGACAATGTAAGTCTGTGGCAAACTCCGTCAAGCAAGAACTTGTTGTAGTTAGCGTCTACGCCAACAACCGCGATGGCTGTTCTGTTAGATTCTTTTTTTCGCGAGTGCGCGGGGTCGCACATGATGTATACGTTAAGAGTGTATGGGCGTATCTCCCATTCGTTCCACCATTCTTGTTTAAATGCAACATCTGATCCCGCTATTGGATTCAACAACTGTTGGCAGGCTACCGTGTAGGTTGATGTTGTTTTCTTAATTTCTTCCCATCTATCCTGTTCTAGAAATACTGGAACGCCTTCCATTGTTCCGTCTTCCGTTGCCGGATGTATTCTAGGTTTTACAGCAGCCCTTTGAAGAATTGTTCCGTAAGTGTCTCCATAGGAATATCTTGTGCCTGCGTACTGAAATCTTGGGCTATGAGTAGATCCCAAGTTAAGTGACAATTCCCATTGAGTTGTTGTTTTCTTAATCTGTTCTGGCGTTGTTACTGATTCCTGAACAACAACGTCATCGTAAATAATCAGATCAAAGTGTCTACCTGTAGGCTGTCCGTCAACAAGCCCGTGAGCCTCAATAGTTTGTTCTTTTGGGTTTGCCTGTCTTTTGACGCAAATTCCCTCGTTTTCGGCCCATTTTGGCGCTTGAAGCCTAGGTTTTTCCCAAAGAATGTCAGGAAACAACTGTTTTAGTTTTTCGTTTGAGTCAAACTCCTGCATTATCTGCCTAAGAAATGGCTTTGCTTGTTTTGCAGAAAACGAAAGCAGTCCGATTGTTATATCTGGATTGCATATAATTTCTTGTATAGAACCAAGAAACGTGATTATAGAACTCTTATAATGGAATCGAGCCCACAAATCTAAGCGGCTATCTCTATTTGATTCTACTTCTCTGCATCTTTCATATATCCACGGATGCAGCATATCGTGCCTATTGCAAATAAACACAGCGAGATAAAAACGATCAAGTTGAGCGAGAGTGCGAATGAAAGAATCATCAATGTTAGGATCCCTGTGACAATCAGCATATGCTTGAACAACTTGATTAAATGGGGCAGTATGCCCCCACTCAGCAAATTTTTTTGCAGCGTCTGCGTTCTTATTTTTATATTGGACACTTTTTGCTATAGTTGGGAGCATACTTACCCCTGCTTACTGCATAGAAGGAGGCATTGAACCCATATTTCTTGGATCAATAACACCTTCTCCTGCTTTATACATTAAATTTCCTGAAAGTATATTTTCAATCACTGAAACAGGATCTTGGCCAGTCTGTTGCGAAAACTGCTGTACTGCAGCCATTTTTTGTTGATCTGTGTCAGACTGCGATCCGCTCTGCATTGGCATTGCGTTTGCAGGTTGAGGTATGTTTGATGTCTGCGTGGTTGCAGAACTTAAAAAATCATTGACCTGCTGCCCCGCTTCCGAGGCACTTGATGCTGTTTGAGGTTGAGACTGCGGCATTGGGTCTGGCATGGACGTTTCAGCCATTGCAGGCTGCGTCATCGGCTGAGTATTTGGCATTTGCATTGCTGAAGGTTTTGTAATGTTCATTTTCCTTCTGGCATAGACTTCAGAAACCGCCGCAGAAGCATCATCTAGAGTATTTGCCACCCTTCTTATAAAGTCAGCGTTTAACGCCATAATATCTTTGTTTTTTGAAGCCATAACTATTACCTAGTGAATACTTTCCTTTATTTCTTCTATACCTTTGTTGATAGCCTTTTCTAAAATTGAATCTACATCAACTTTATTTTTGACCTCTACAATTCCAGTATGTTCAACTTCCTTTTTCTCTTCTTTTTTGCTGTGTGAAGATGTCCATCCAAAACGGTTGACCATGTTCATAAGCCACAGGCCGTGATTAAATCCGCGAGTTTCAAGATTTTCCCGTCCCTGTCGAATCCACCAAGCCTCGGCTGCTTCTTTGCCAACTTCGACAACATTTCTAAAGTTTTGTTTTTCTCTATCCGTGCTGTTGGCCCACCTGTGAAACGTGGAACGATTAATTCCCATTTCTCTGGATACTTCTGCGATTGTTCCGCCTACATGAAATAGCGCTTCAACCCTCCTCGACATCTCTGGAGTCCAGATTTGAGCAAATTTACTTTTACCGGCCACTTCGTTTTCTCCTAGGTTGAGAATCTTTCTTTCCTTTCGGCCTTCCGGGGCTTACGCTTCTATTGGAAGATCGTTTTGAAACAGAAAGATTGGACTTTGAGTTGTTTCTTGGATTCCCATCTTTATGATGAATATCTTTTGTGCTGCCTTTCTTGACTTTTCCTGATGCAATAGCCCTTCTTCTGGCAGTGTTCCTCGCGGCCCTTCTCTTTTTTTGTTCCGGCTTTGACTGATACCTGTCGTATTCAAGCCTGTAACTTCTGGCCATCAGTAACCCTTGACTTTTTTAACCTTTTTGCCGGTTTTTTTAGCCATTTTCTTTGCGGCCATTTTACCTTTTGCCGTGTAGGGGAACTTCTTTCCGTTTACTTTTGGCATTTTTTCTCCTTATAGGTCTCCGCTGTATCCAATCATTCCTCGATAACCTGAGTCATCGTAATTTCCTTGAAAATTTAATCCCGGAACTCCAAACAAATTGTTTGAATATCCTTGTACTCCATAACCTGTAGGGCTAACAGAGCCAGAAACTGATGTATTTCCGGTGGAATAGTTCGCACTTATGCTTGGATTAAAATTTCCTTGATTTCCCTGCAAATTTAAAGATACTCCAACCCTAGGATCCATAGTCGGAACATTGTACGAAAATGAGGGAGTTTCAAAATCTTGACCAAACACAGTCATGTTCGGAGCAAACGATGGGCTAAAATTATAATTAAGACCTTCGTCTCTTATGGTTCCTTTTCCGTAACCAAGCCTTCCTTGGTAGTTAAAAGATACAGAAGGGTCTTTAATATTAGGAGTAACAGTGAATTTATCATCCATATAGAACGATACTCTGTTTCTCCTGTCTCCTCCGCCCCCCGAAGAACTTAATCCGCCGGGGGGGCCAAATTCGCCTCTTTCAGCCATTATCTAGTCGTTACGCCCCCTCATCTGGATGTTAGTCCTTGAGGTTCCGCGAATATTAGTAGCCTTTTTGCCTGCCTTGTATTTGGCATATGAGGTAGTGCCATACTCTTTCATACGCTCACCCTTGGTCATATTGTTCCAAGTGGACTCACGCATTACGCTTCCTTTCTTCTGAGTTTTTTCTCCGCCAGCGCCAGCCAAAGAATGTCCTGCGCTTCTGGGATTGCCCCCCGGTTTCGACCGCAACCCTCCCGGTTTGCCGCGACCACCTTTATTACCTTTTCCAGAAGGGTTTCCTCTTCCTAGTCCTCCGGGAGGCCCTGATCTATTTGCCATTTTTATTCTCCTTTAAAGTTCAGTGATTTTTTTGTAAGTTCCGGTTTCTTCGTCAAACCGATATCCCGGTATCTCAGCGCCTCCCTCAGATCTTGAATCTATGGAAACACCAAGCCTACCTGCCAAGGATTCTAACGCATCCATTTCTGGAGTGTTTATTCCGGGTTCAAGGCCAAGGGCTCTTAACCCCTTCATCGTCATATTTCTCATACCGCTTAACAGGCCAAATCGGGGATCAAATTTTGCAAATCCCATTTCATCGTCAATTTGATTTGCGTAATCAATGCTCAGATTTCGTAAATTCATTTGATTTCTGGGATCATCCAAAAATGCTTTAACCTCGCGCTCCTGTTGGTTTGCGGGTTTGTTTCTAACACTTTCAAGAAATCCTGCTAATTTTCCGCGAAAATCTCTGGCCTCCATTTGAAAACCCATAGTCGGATTAGGGCCAAGACCTCCCGGCTGAGTTGGCGCAGGCTGATTTGGAGTGTCATAGCCTATACCCGGAGGATTTGCTGAAGGGTCAAAATTATGCGGCCCGATTGAAGGATCCCTTGACGGATGAGAAGACGGAGGATTGGGGCCTGCATCCTCAAATCCCAAATTTGCATTCAAAGCGCCATTTATCGCTGCCTCAACATCCGGGTCTACGTCTGGAGCAGATGCGGGGCCACCCATATTCATTCCCCCGTAATTTCTTCCGGGTGGGCCAGATGCTCCAGTTCCGGCTGCAACTCCACCACCACTTCCTCCATCTACGTTTCCGCCATCCATTCCTGCAGTGGAAGGGCCACCATCGTCATTAGGGCCGTAAAAACACTGATGCGCAATCTTTGCCAGTGCGTAATTTTCGTTCTCCCACCTGAAAGAGCGAGTAATCATTCCTGTCTCCTTTAAATATGGCCGTCAGAGGCCCTGTAATGCGCTCTAACAAGTTTTATCAATTTTCTGGGTCTCCGTAGAGGGTGTCACTTAAATTCCTTCTATGGGCCTTAGATTTCCTGTTATAGGAATTCTTTGGAATCATCGTATAAGACTTGTTAAATTTATACGAATGCTTTGCTGCCAAATTACGTCTATCGGCTCTTTTCTGTCTATCGCTACTCATAGTGAATAATAATACTCTAATATTCCAATATACATGTAACAGGTACACTATATACCCTTATAAGTATTTGCTAATATAGTACCTTTTCAAAAAATTACCCCCAAAAATTTTAGAGAACCCCTCTGTGTGCGTGTACGGGGGTATCGGAACGGCGTGGGGGCGGGGCGGATCGTTCCACTGAAATCTCGGATCGTTTCCCTGTCCGGGGGGGTACCTTTTCAACTCACAGAATTATTTTGTAATAGTGAGGGGCGCGGTTCTTTACCCTCAGGCGTAACGCTTCACTTGTAAACCCTACGCAGTACGTTGACAGTTCGTGACGTTTTCTAGGCGTTGCACAGTGTGCGTTGCAATT